TCACTTCAAAATGGAAGCGGCCAAGATATTAGGTTCGGCCTTGTCGGGTTTGGGTGCGTTGACGGGGAAATACAGGGTGCAGTAATGGTTAAAACAAACCCGGTTGGTAGACACCGCCACGGCCTGAAAATCGCTGATAGAATCACGTTTTATGGTGCACTTAACGTGCTTTTTATAGATACGGCAGGTCATGGGCACGGTGGGCAGCTCTTCGGGGGCGATGCCCATATAAGACCAGGTGCGGATGGTGTCGGCATCCAAGGCGCGTTTTACACCACCAGGAGCAAACGCAGCAGTTTTGACAGGAGAAGCGCCACCAGGATTAAGACTATCAGGCGGAACAGGGCGCGGCCTGTCAGGCGGAGGGCTGGCAGCAGGAGCTTTGCCCACAGTTGAGCCAACAGGCTCATGAGTAGTGGCCACCAGCCCGTAAACAAGGCCGCAAACGAGGAAAAGAACAAGGAAACCCAAAATTTTAGGGTCTGCCAATACAGACTTACGGTTGGATTTGACATGTTCGCCCGTCGCCGTGCTCTGATAGCAGCGATAGATTCGCTTGTCGGCTTTGTAGCGTTCGGGTGTGGCTGCAAGGTGTGCTTTAGATTTGCCATTGTTTTCAGGGTCGTGTTTGTGTTCTATCCAAGTGTCTTTCCACCACGGCAGGAAGCCGGACAGGTCACGGTGACGGTAAGCAAAATCGGTGACTTCCCGTATTTCGCGTTTGACTTTCGCAATGTTGGTGGTCGAGGCCAATATGTCCCAATTGAAATGCCGTTGTTTGTCATAAGCAATAAAAACATCCTCGGGACGACCTTCGGCAATCATACCCGCATCAAAAACGTCAGCGGGGTTAGGTTGCCATTTGTCGAGGCTTTCCAATTTAAAATCCCGCCTATCGGGATAAATCTGTTGTATTTCGTCAATGATAATCAGTGCGCCAAACGGCACCCATTTATAAAAACACGCCAGCATAGTCCGGGTTTCCTGCCCAGTCGTGTCCAACCATAAAATAGTGGCGGTAGACGGGAAGTCCATATCAGGGAAAGCGTCCTTGACCAAATCCATATCGTTAAAACCACGGATATTCGTCACAACCACCCTGCCCGCTTGCAACGCCGGAATGGCAAAACGCTGGACCAGGGTGAAGCTTTTAAAAGAGCCAGGTGGACCATGGTGTATTTCGGTCGCCATCAGACACCTATAAAGGTCATCACATAGCGCGTGATGTACGCACTCATGATAGTGTTGCAAAACTCAGGCACCCGAAAAAAACAGATGAACCCGAGCAAATCGTCGTCCAACGCACCAAAAGCGGCGTTGACATAAGAGGACAAATTCAACTGGCTGATAATTTCCTGGGCGACATCCCAGGCAAAACTGATCATGGCCAATTTGAACTTAATCATGGCGACCGTGGCATAAATGACATATTGGGCGAAAGCGGCCGTAACAAAGCCATAAAGCTGGTTATAGAGAAAATCAAGGGTTTGGTTAAAAAACGAAATGACGCTATTCAGGAAATCCATAAGATCACCGCTTGTCTAAAATAATGACTAAAGCCAGGAGAAACGCCAAAAACAGGATCGCTTGGGCAATCCAAGAGAGTTGGGCGGCATAAGGGGTCAAATCGAAAGTATAAGGGACGGAAGAATCCCACAAGGGGTTGGCAAATGAGCCAAAATCAAAGTTAGGGAGCTGTCCACCTGAAACATCCACCGACGGCACCAGGTTAGTTAAACCCGCCCTGATTTCAGCAATTTTTGAGGAATAATCAGATTGTGCGGCATCCAAGGCATCGGTAGCGGAGGTGCCAAAATTGCCAGGGGTCGGGTTGGTCAAACCATTGGCAGAACCGCCATTAGTGCAATTGCCGTTGTAAAGGGTTTGGCCATCGGGGCACGCATGGTTGCCCGTGCCATCGCCGGAACCGGTACCATTACCCAATTTACCGGATATTTCATCCAGCTTTCCACCCAACGCATCAATTTTGCCACCGAGCGCATCCGTACGTACGCCAGCATCATCGGAATGGGCTTGGCCAGCAGTGATGGAACGGTCAATGGCCTGGACAACCGGCGTAATATCCGTTACACCGCCTTGGCCACCCTGCCCACCGGCACCCCCCATGCCACCATCGCCACCCTTTCCGCCATCACCACCGCGCCCCCCCTGGCCACCCGCCCCGCCAGAGCCACCGGCACCACCAGAACCACCGGCACCCGCTGAACCGCCAGACGAACCGCCAGCACCACCCGACCCCCCAGAGCCAGGCGCACCACCGGCACCACCATCGCCACCCGTGCCAGAACCACCAGAAGAGCCCGCGGCACCATCAGAACCCGTTGAAGGCGTACCGGGGGCGCCGCCACACGTGGGGACATCCTTGACTAAAATAGAAGCGCCCGCACACGTGGTGCCAGAAGCCGTACAAATGGAATTGTCAGGAGTATCCTGACAGGGAGGAGCTGAAACGCAGACATTGGCCGAAACATCCAAGACAGTGATAGGCGGGTTACAAGTCGGTGGAGGGGACGCGCAAACCGCCGAAGCGGTAGCTATACAATTTGAACCCGATTGCGTATAACCAGATGGACACGAATACACCTGGTCACATGTAACAACAACAGGATTAGATGCACCAGTTGATCTAGTTATAATAGTGCAATCATTAGATGAAAGTGTATCAGTCGAACACGTACCAGCATCATAAGGACTCGTATTACCAGATGGTAAACGTAGCTGTAAAGCAGAAGTGGCGGTTGTAACAGAAAATGTTTGATTCAACGCAGTGCAGTGAGAAACAGAAACACTAGCCGCAATGTTTGGGCAAGACGTACCATTAGCAATTGAAAATTGAGCATAAAAAAAGCCGATAAGAAGCAGTAAACAATAGGAATACTTTTTCATTACCGGCTCTTTTTTTTAGCGGGAGGACACGTAACCCGCCGCGAACATCAGCACGAACGTGACTGAAAATAACACGGTAGTCAGCATGGCTTACTTGCGGATGAACGAAATCACCAAGGCCACCCCCGTCATCAATCCGGCGATAGTGATAATGCCGGGGGCGACTTTGGCAAGCAATGCGGTACCATCAGAAATGGCGGTGTCAATGGCAGTTGCGGCCGCAGAATCAGTAGCGAACGCCATTTCGGGAACTAAGGCAGAAACGGCAACCAAAGCAGAACCAAGTAATACAGGAACAAATGTTGATTTTTTCATGGGTATAACCTCAATAAAGATAAATAAAAATGCCCAATGGGCGTTACACACTAAACCCGGCGCAAACCTGCAAGAACTTTGCCCAAAACATGGCCTGCAACAAAGGAAACAATGAAAGCGCCCAGTAGAGTTCCGGACAGCACAGGGTCAAATGCCAGATACTGTGCAAATAAAGCGTTAATGTTGAGATTGGCCTGATAATCGGCATTGGTTATCAGCAAATAAGCGCAGCTGTCAGGACTGGACACGGTATCCAGGAACAGGGTGTTATCCGGGGCGACAGCAACGCAGGAGGCCATGGGCTAACCTATTTGTTGCCAAAAACGGGCTTGCCGGCATCCGCGGCCGGGGCGGCATCGGCAGGAGCCGAAACAGGAGCCGGAGGGGTGGCAAAGCCGACGATAATGTTGCGCCCTTCCCTATCCAAAACGGTGTCAATGTCATACAGGACCGGCTGGCCTTTAAAATCAGTATTGAACTGGTTTTGGAAGGCGGTGATAAAACCGTCCGAGACGGACAGCTCGACCGCGTTCAAGCCCGCGCCGTGACATTGGAAATTGGCGGTGTCAGTGGGCTGGAACGGGTTCAGGACAACGGCGCGCGCCATGCTGTAGGGCTTTTGTGAGGCTTTGGCGATGCCGGAATTGACGAAAATGGCGGAAACTAAGGTTTTCATAAGTGGCCTTTAAGAAGGTAGGGTTAAGGTCAAGAATCAGGCGGCGATCAGGCCACGGTCATACGCCCATTGGGGGATGCCAACGGGCACGGCTTCAATGACCCGCATCAGCGGCACAACGTTGTTGTGTTCGGGGGCGAGGTGCATAGAATTGATGTCAATGCCGTGCTGCTTAAGGACGGCACGGTGACGGTAAAAAGTGGACTCAGACAACAAATTGCGCAGATCCGCACCTTGCCGCCACAGCTGGTAGCTTGACTGCACAGTGCGCGGAAGCTTGAGGAGGTCATCATCTAAGAGGGTGGCTTGTTGGGTCATGTCAGTTTTTCCGAGATAGAAGCCAAAGAGCTCATCGACTTTGGCAGGGGTTAGATGATAGCCATGGGTGATACCCAGTTGTTGCAGTTCTTTCGATAAAATACGCAGCTCAGCGCGGAGCTTGCCCTTTGAAAATTCTTCCAAGCCAATATCCTGAAGATAAACCGGCAAGGTATGGGTTTTACCGCCCGCCAACATTTCCCGCCACTTGTTGTAAAACTTGAACGCCCAGCGACGGGAGGTTTTGCCCAGGTACACCGTGCCCTTGTCCGAGGAGCTGCGACCGTGGCGGGAATGGGCGCGCATTTCGGCGGCATGGAGCCAGGCTTCGACGCTTTGGTCATTGCCCACGTCATACATTTGGTTAATGTCGATCATCTTGACTTTGTAAGCCCCTTTCTTAATCTGGGCACGGGTCAAGGCGGGGCTAGAACAGCCGTGCAGATGGTCGGCAAACAGCTCCAGCAGCTTGTCAAACGACAACAGCAGCAACTGGTTCAGGTCACGCGAGCCAAACACGTTATGGCCTTGCAGGAACTTGGCAAGGTTGCCGTCAATGTGCAATTCAGTAGCCACGCCCTGATGGTTGAGGTTGGCGGACTTGATCTTCAGGCTGGTTTCATGGGAACTGCGGACTAACAGTTTTTTGGCACACTCCCAACTGATTTCGCCATCGGCTTCGATGGACATCACCCGGCCGGCCGGAATCGGTTTGTGCAGGAAATAAACAGAACCGCGGAACCAATCAATCATGTCAAATTCCCAAAAATGGGAGAAAAGGACAGTATTACTAACCTTTGTCCTTCCGGTTGTTGCGAACTGTTCGCATTGGGAAAAAAAAGCGGGTTCATTTGGACCACTCCCCCGCCCCAAAACGCGCGGCCACTTGCCGCCGGACATCAGCCAAATACTCTGCGTGGGTCATTTCATCAAACAGGCAAGAAACCGTGGAACGGCTCCTCATCGTGTCGGGGTCAATCTTAGTTTCGACCGTGACATGTTCGCCACAGCCACAATGGGTGCGGGTGACGATGGTGTAAGGTTGGTGCGGGTTGTTGACCACCTCAATCAACTGCAACAGATTGCAGATTGAGCATGTATCGCCGATGGACTTGGTAGGCGGCGGCAGGCCAGGACGTTTGATGACCGACACAGGCCGCAAACCAACACCGCCGCAATGGGTGCAATCCAAAACAACGGAAAGTGGCTGGTTCAGGCAATAGGGGCAACGGTAGCTGGTCATAAGGGTGAACCCCCCAAGTTGTCACCCGCTACGGGGAGGGTTCGGGCAAGCGCGGAAAAATCAGGGAAAAGGTTCAACAGCTCATCGGCTTTATTGACGGCGATCTCAAAGAGAATCAGGAGGTTTTGCCGTTGGGGGGCGGGGACTAGAGATAAATCAAGATTTACGCGTGTCAGGGTCATTGGCTTGCCTTCAATGAGGTAATTTTTCACATTTGTAACCTGTTAACAAGTTAACGTTCAGGAATACGTTAACCGATAATCTGTTAACGTGTCAACAGGTTAAAATTGTAACAAGTGAACCAAAAATGGAAAGACGATGGCAAAGCTAATAACAGCAGTAAGAATAAAAGAAGAACGGGCAGAAATTTTGAAAGAAAAGGCAATGGACTTAACAGTAAAAAGCAAGGAATACATCAAAGAAGCCGACATAGTAAATTTCTTAATTGACGAATTCGCAGAACGTGTCAACGTTGATCAAAATGGACTTTTCGTTGATGAAGAAGAAAAAGAAGAAATAAAACCACAAAAAAAAAGGTGATATATTTTATAGTGACAATCAACGAGGGCTGAGACCTCGCATAATGCACGTTATGCAAAAAGGCCGCCGTGGGCTTGCGCATTGTCCACGGCGGCCTTGTTACATAACGTAAACGGGTAATTATGCGAAGTAATAGTGTAAATGCAATATAGTAATGTCCCTTATAGCGATGTAACTAAATAAAAATGAAAATGGTCACGATTATGTAGTAATCGCAATCAAATTTTCAATAGCATTATACAAATCAATATCAGTTTCTGGTGTGAGAATCGAAATGACAAGCGCGTAACGCGCCTTATTGTTATAACGCTCTAGTATTTTGCGAGTTTTCCACCAACCAGCTACTGGATATATCGCGAGTACTCCCCGTTCGGCTAAATCGGCAGCCGTTCCGGACCAAATATCTGAATGTAAAGAACCTAGATGACGTAATTTTGGGCCAAGCCGCCAATCTGGATCAGAACCACCGCCATCATAGCTGCCTTCTTCTTCGTCCCGTACCCGTTTATTGATACGATTACGAAAATCATCAAGCTTTTCCAAAGGTCGTTTAACATCGAAACGTAAACCATGAGATTCATAAAGATAGCGTCCTCCAGCACCCCGCTCGACGACACCGGGACTAGGTTCGATAAAATAGGCTATGTCACCGTTAATTGTTGAAAATTCCCCAAGGCGGCATTGAGCAGCCAT